CATTGGGACCGTGTGGCAGAACGCCGTCAAGCGCGGCTGGGGTGCTGGTCTCACCCTGGACGCGAACACCACGAAGGACTCCTCGAACCAGGACTGGGCGAAGGTCGTCACCCTGTACTTCGACCCCACGATCAGTCTCCTCCAGGTGGTCGACTCGCTCCGCAACCTCGGCATGATCGATACGGTGTGGCAGGGCCGCACTCTGAAGCTCTACAACGCCGACACTACGCAGGCCCGGGACCTCGCTGCGTCTAAGCGCTGGCCACTGGCTACCACGCTCACTGGCGCCCCTGAGGCGGCCACGTGGGCGGACATGTGTACCGACGTCCTCGTGAAGGGTGAGGCTGGCAGGACCTGGCTCATCCACAACGACCTTGCCCCGAAGGGTATGCGCCGTGTCGAGAAGGTCGTCGAGGCTGGCGGCGTGGAGCTGGAATCCACTGCGCGTCTTGTCGCCGAGGCCACCCTCAAGTCTGGCGCCCACGTCAGCGAGGAGATTAAGCGCGAGTGGGCCGCCACCGACGTGCATCTCCTCCCCTGGGTCGACTATCGCCTCGGGGACTGGATCATGGTGGAGCGGGCAGCTGGTATGGAGCGCCTTCAGGTCGCCCAGATCAGCGTCACCCAGAAGGATGGAATGGTCGTTGGGCACACCACCTTCGGTACCGTCCTTGACAGCCTCCTGGGGCGCCTGACGAAGCGCACGAAGGGGATCGTCGGTCTCGCGTCCACATCAGGCAGTGGCGTGCGCCCGCAGCCCCCTGCATCGAAGTATTGGCCCCTCGCCCCCCAGGGCTTGACGGGAGCCAGTAGGGCCGTCATCGGCAGCAGCGGTTGGCCTGTCGGTGTCGCCGACATCCAGTGGGGCAGGGTCGAGACTGACACCCTGGGTGGCCGAGTGGATGTAGTGTCCTATGAGGTGTCCTGGAAGCAGACCTTGAAGGGGGCGATCGCTTCCGGGTCGCTAGTGGTTCAGGGCGCCGACACTACACGAGCCACCATTGGGGACTTATGGCCTGGGGCCAGGGTTGACTTCACGGTGCGAGCCCAGACTAATGACGGAGTTGGGTCCTGGTCTCACCCGTTGACTCTCGAGGTGGCGTCAGACGTCGAGCCCCCGCCGGTTCCGTCCAAGCCGATCCTGTCGCAGGTGCTCGGCGTACTGGGCGTGTGGTGGGACTACGCGGGCAAGGACGGCCAGAACATGCCTGCGGACTTCGCGGGCGTCGAGGTGTCCGTGCAGCTCCCTGGCGCGGCCGAGGGGCGCACGGCAGACATGATCGCCCCGATGCAGCGGACATCGGTTGTCGGCTTGGAGATGCGCGAGTACGAGGTGTGCCTTAGGTCGTATGACCGCATGGGTAACAAATCCACGTGGGGGCCCAAAGCGACTATTACTCTCGAGCAGTCGATCGACTCCGATGCCATCGCTAAGAAGGTGGAAGATAAGCTCAAGGGTAGCTCGGCTATGCAGCAGGCTGCGCGCGAGGGTACACTGAGGGAGATGCGGCATCTTACTGAGGCGATGACTCAGGTTGCCGTCAATCTTGTCTCGTCGGGGCCAGTTCCCCCGGATGATGGGGTAATAGGGTCCAGCATGTGGATCGCGCCAGATGGGCGAATCTTCGTCCTCCGTGCAGAAGGAGATAGGTGATGCAGGAGTATGTGGCCCCCAAGCAGTGGCGGGATGGATTCGGGGCGAACGAGACTCGAATCACCGCAGCGGACCTCACAAGGATCGAGGATGGCATCTCCGCCGCCACACGAGGGGTAACTACTCTCGAAGGAGTGGTCGCAGGGCAGCCAGCCGAGATTATGAAGCAGGTCCAGTCGATCGCCCAGGGCATCCGCACAATGCTGGAGAAGGCAATCCCAGTCGGCACCATCACCATGTTCGGCGCCGAGCGCGACCCCGATGGGTGGATGCGCTGCGATGGCCGCGTACTGGACCGTAACACCTACGGCAAGCTGTTCGCCGCCATCGGAACTACCTACGGGTCGACATCCGCCTCCAACTTCCGCATCCCCGACATCCGAGGCAGGGGCATTGTCGGCTCCAGTGAGGGCTCCCAGTACCCCATCGGCTCCAGGGGCGGCCGCGAGGGTATCAACCTCACCATCAATCAGATGCCTGCACACACTCACGAAATTGGTGAGGTGGCTGACTCTACCGCCCGCTTCCAGGCCCGAAAGGCAGACAAGGACATCGGCATCGGCAGCGGAGGGTACACCTACCTGACTTCAACGGGCAACAACCGCGCCGACCGGTCACCGATCGCTACCGAGGTGGGGCGCGGCGAGACCATCGACATCCGCACCCCCTATTTCGGGCTCCCCTACATCATTAAGGTCTCCTGATGGCAGGCCCCGAGAACTGGAAGGACGCCCCCGAGGGTGGGCGTGGCGGGCAGTACGTAACCACCCCAGGCTTCGCCGCACTAGGCCAATCCTCCCCGACCAACTCCCGCACCGCCCCCGGATCGAAGATCGTCTACTCCCCGAAAGGGTGGCGCTGGGAGGAAGCCGGAGACGACTACTCCAAGACGATCTCCAAGCTCACGGCAGCGACCATGGAGTCCGCCGTGCGTCGCATCCGCACGTCCATGGGCGAGGTGTCCTACATTCGAGGAACACCCGACACGCAGCCCCCGTTCTCAGGGCAGTCCGTCGGCGACACCTGCCGCGTACAGGACGCCCAGACCCTCGACATCGTCGCTGAGTGGCGCTGGGATGGCGCCAACTGGGAGCGCATGAAGGTCACCAGCGAGCAGATCAGCAACCTCGACGTGGGGAAGCTGACTGCGGGCTCGGCCAGCATCGCCGAGGTCACGGCCCGGAAGATCGCCTCCGACGTCGGCCGGTTCCTGGAGATCACGACCGACCAGCTCACCGTGACGGGGAACGCCTCCTTCGTGAACGCCACCGCCCACCACGTGTGGACGGAGATCATCACCGCCGGGCAGGGCGAGTTCGAGCAGATCAAGGCCGGGATGCTGGCCGCGAACTCCGTCAGTGCCTCCAACATTCAGGGTGGGGCGATCGATGGGCAGGTCATCACCGGCGCCACCATCCAGACCGAGCGCAACAACCAGCGCGGAATCAAGATCGACTCGGCAGGCATCCGGTCCTACACGTCAAACGGTCGTGGGACCTCGTTCGAGGTGGATGCAGCCACAGGCAGGGTGAAGGTACTCGGCGAGGTCGGCATCCAGGACTCGTGGTCGATCGCCCAGTTTATCGACATCGTTGAGACTCTATCCGGTAATGACGTCGGCCAGCGCGGGGATCGCTGGGGTGTGGGTCTCTCCATGAATTCCAAGGTGTTCCCATACAAGTACCCGGCGCTCGTAACCTTCAAGGAAGACCCTTCTATCTCTGGAGGCATCCTCTACTTACAGGCACCATCGAGCTACGATAACGGCACCCCCAACATGAGGTTGGCCACAAACGGGCTATCCGTGTATTCGGGGAAGACTTCCACCTGGCAAATGAACCTCAGCAGGACAGGGTTCGGGGCAGGGGCGGCAGGTAAGGGCAATTTCCAGGTAAACGACTACAATGCATCCATTACCGTAGGCGGCTACGACTCACACCTGTACATTCAGGGAGACAATTTTCGGCTCCGCTCCCAGAACAGCGCACTGAGGTCCGTCTGGGGGAATGCCACCAATGTGGTCCTCAGCTGGGACGGAAGCCACCAGGTAGTCGTGGACAGGGACGGCTTCCGCGCCGTAGGCGGCAAGAACTTCATCATGCGCGTACCCGGCGAGTGGCAGAAGCGCCACATGATGCTCCAGCACGCCTCAACAGAGTCCCCACATGACGGGATTGAGTACTGGGAGAACGTCGAGCTCGACTCGACCGGGCACGCTACGTGGGTGCTACCCGACTACGTTCCCAAGATCGCCTCGCCGACGGCACCATGGATCGTGCTCACGTCCTCGACAGCATCAGCCCGGCTGATCCGCACGGGCTACGGAGCTGACGCGGCTCCGTGGTCAGTAGAGGTATCCGGCCAGTCCGGCGAGACAGTAGCCGTCCTCGTTAAGGGCGCCCGCCAGGTCGACGAGTGGGACGAGAAGACTGACACCGTGTCCCTCAGGGACCGCTCCAAGGAGCCGGTGTGGGTACTCCCGCCAGCGACCGCCCAGGACGGCGAGGACAACCAATCCGTCACCTATGATGACCGTGGAGGCTACGGGCCCGCCCCGGCGCCTACCGCAAAGCCCATCACAGAGCACACTCAGGAGGAATCATGACACCCCAGACACAGCAGGTAGACGCCATCGCAGTGATCGAAGGCTTATCAGCCGAGATCGCGGCGATGATCAGTCGGGCAGTGGTTGCTGAGAAGCGAGCCGAAGCCGCTGAGAAGCGCGCCGTAGCCCTAGAGGAAGAGATCAGCAAGATGAAGGAGAGCAAGTGACGGTTCAGTCTGTGGCGGCGCGCATCGCCCGCCGAATCTGTGATCAGGAGAATGTCGGGTACTCGCAGCCTGACCGCCGCACCTGGTACGCCAACGCCGACTGGGAGGGGCACGTGAGCTCGCCCCAGAATGCTGACTGCTCAAGCCTCGTGTGCGGAGCCATCTGCTACGGCATCCACGACACCTACGGGGTCAGCTGGGGGCACGCCGCCCTCCCCGAGATTAATGACCACTGGACGGGCAATATGCGCCCTGGCCTGGAGGCTCGAGGCTTCAACGAGGTCCCGTGGAACGACTCGGACCTCACCCCCGCTGGCGGGTTCCGTGTCGGTGACGTGATCCTCTCCGCCGCGAACGAGGGCGGCCGGGGCCACGTGGTGATCGCCGTCGAGGACGGCAGTGACCCACTAGTGTCTGAGGCGTGGATCGCCGAGGATGGGAGCATCGACGGCTACGCGGGCGACTCCACCGGGCAGGAGACCCGCACCGTCCGCTACTCCAGCCACCCCCACACCCAGTCTGGGGCGTGGACGAGCTGCCACCGCTTCGATGAGGGGAAGTTCCTGTCGCAGTGGCCCGAGTTCCGTAAGGGGCAGGCCGCCCAGGCTAAGCCCGCACCAGCGTCTACGTCCGCCCCGAGCGCCCCGGCGCACGCGCACGGCATCGACATCTCCAGCCACCAGGCGGGCCTGAACGTGGCCGCCCTGTGGGCCGACTTCGTGATCGTGAAAGCGACTGAAGACAATGACTATGTGAACCCGTACATGGGCTCGCAGGCCAACTCCACCCTTGGCGCCTCGAAGCGGCTCGGCTTCTACCACTTCGCCCGCCCCGGAGACGCTCAGGAGCAGGCCCGCTACTTCGTGGACGCCGTGCGCGGCTACCTCGGTAAGGCGACGCTTTGGCTTGACTGGGAGGCGAACGCGGTCGAGCAGGGGCCTGGCTGGGCGAAGACCTTCCTCGATGCTGTGAAGGGCATGACCGGCTCCACGCCAGGCATCTACATGAACGGCTCGGCTCTGAACGGCTACGACTGGTCCAGCGCGGCCCAAGAGTACCCCCTCTGGTATGCGGGTGGCCCTGACTACAGCGACTATGGCACCTCCTATAGTGACCCGGCTGTCCCGTCCGTCTCGTACTGGGGATCCCCGTTGATCCACCAGTACACGGAGGATGGGCGTCTTCCCGGTTACAGCGGGACTCTAGACCTGAACCGCCTGCGAGACCGGTCCACCTGGGACCGGATGATCGGCGGCGGCCAGGTCATCTCCGGCGCCCCCGCCCCTGTGGCTACCGCAGGTACCCTTGAGGTGGATGGCGAGTATGGGCCTGCCACCGTGCAGCGCCTCATTGAGGTCTTCGCCCCTGGCTACAACGAGACCTACGCTGTCGCCAACCTTCGCCGCTACCTGAACAAGACCGTACCGGAGCACTCCCAGAAGATGCTCACTGGATCCGGGAAGCTGGCCGAGGACCGGGGGTGGGACTCCCACGCTGTGCGGGTCTTCCAGTACTGGGCGTGGTGCTGGGTGAAGCCCGCAGCCCCGGACACGTGGAACCGGTTCGCTGGCGGATGGTCCTTTGGTGACTACGTGGACGGCGAGCCTGGGGAGGCGACCTGGGCGGCGCTCCAGGAGGCCCTGAACCGCTCCCGCTCGGGAAGCTTCCGGCTTATGTGACACCACTGGGTGGACGGTAAACTAGGGGGTGGGGCGGAAGTCCTGCCCCCTAGTTGTTCCCGAAAGGGGTGAGTGCATGAGCATTTACGCTCGAGCCTCATTCTGGTCTGGCGTCTTCGACCGCGCCGTGAAGACCTTCGCCCAGTCCCTGCTTGCTACCTTCGTTGTGGGTGTCGGCATTCTCGACATTGACTGGAAGGGGGCGCTCGGTATCGCTGCGACCGCCGTCCTGGCCAGCGTCCTGACCTCCATCGCTGACGCGAAGGAGACGGACAAGGCGATCGCCACGGCACCCGTCGAGTACACTCCCCGCCACGCGAGCTGAGTGACCAGTGCAGCCAGTAGATAGCGTCCTGCCGATAGGCCAGATACTCACGTCGCCTGATCTCATTGCGGCTACGGTCGCGCTGCTGGCTGCGCTTGTGGCTCGACTCGCAAGTAGACTGAAGAGGCAGCAGGCGCAGAATGATGAGCGCCTGGAGCGCATGAGCGTCCATGTCGCGCGCGCCGCTGACGCTGCTGAATCTGCATCCGAGGGGGTGCACAATAACCACGCCACGAACCTGCGAGACGACCTGGATATGCGCTTCGATGACCTGACTTCTAAGATGGATGCCCTTACTGAGGTTGTGGGGGCGCTTAGGGATAGCGTGGGTGACCAGTCTCGTAGGCTTCAGGGGCTAGAGTCTCAGGTTGAGGGTGTCAGGCATGACGCTAGGGCTGACCGTGCGCATCTCTACAGCGAGGTTGAGTCGCTTCACGACAGGATTGACAGGATGAAGAGCAACCATGGAATGCGTAAGGAGGCATCGTGAGTGGATACGCCAACATCACAGGGCGCATCATTGGTCCTGATGGGCTTGGCCGCGAGGGGAGGGTTGAGTTTACGCCTCTCGTTCCGTACGAGGGGGGTGAAGTGGGTGGGCGACGGATTGTCGTCGCGCATTATGTGGTAGGCAAGCTGACCCCCGATGGCGAGCTCGTCAGCTCCAAGGATGGGCAGCCTCTTCGACTGATTGCGCCAGCCTCACTCGCGGATAACGAACGCAACTATCACGTAGTGATTGACATCCCTGGCACCCCAGTCGGGCGGAAAGAATATTTCGCCGGGATTGTCGCCAACACGACAGTCGACCTGACCGACATCATCGCCGACCGCAGGGTGACGGACATGTCGTCAACCAAGGCACGCAA